CGTTGCCAGATTTGGTTCGGACAGTACCGCTTTATGTATTAGGAAAGGCAGGAGAATTGTTGGTAAGGTCGAATCATGGCGAGGCAAAGACCTTATGCAGACCTGTGGAATTATCGCCAGTAAATACAAAAAAACAGAAATACATCCTAACGAAAGGCCCACGGAAATATTGGTGGATTCGATTGGACTGGGGAGTGGCGTGGTGGATAGACTCATGGAGATGGGGCTACCTGTTAGGGGAGTCAATGTCGCAGAAAGGCCAGCAGTGGAACATCTCTACAATCGGTTAAGAGATGAACTATGGTTTAACGCTCGTGACTGGTTTGACACAATGTCAGTCAGTATGCCTAGAGATGAAGACCTGATTGATGAACTGGCTAATGTTAAATTTGCTTATACAAGTCTAGGCAAGTTACAAGCAGAGAGTAAAGAAGATATGAAGAAACGTGGGCTAAAGTCTCCTGATTTAGCGGATGCGTTTTGCCTGACTTTTGCTTACCAAAGTTTCGGAGGTAGCTTTAACAAACCATTGGAGTATAACAATATGGGTATAGTTTAAGTGAAACTATTATCTAAAGTGAGGAAGAAAATGAAACGTACCAAGCGTAGAACTAAGTTAGTCAAAATGTCTAACAGTAGATGTAACGATTGTGGAAGAACATTCCCTGATGTAGTGTTTGATTTTCATCATATCGAAGCGAAGGAGTTTACTCTTAACTCCAGTTCTATGGATAGGTCTTGGAAGAAAATTAAGGAAGAGTGGGATAAGTGCATAATGCTATGTGCTAATTGTCATAGGATATGCCATAATATAGGAGAGTACCATGAGCCTTAAAGACAGCTTTAAAATAATTGAATTAGAAGAACGTGTTAAAGATTTAGAATCCAAGGTTGAACTTATTTTTGGTAACAGCGAGAGCTTCACGACTAACGAGGTTGGAATTATAGACCTGATTAAAAGAAAGACTGTTGAACCAAAAGCAGTTAAACAAAAAGCAAAGGTGGATAAGCGTGAGAGCAAAAAATAAAAAGGCGAAGTTAACTGAAGATGAATTAAAGTCTATGTTTGACTGGGAGACAGACAATGCTATAGGCAGGCATGATAGTGAGCTTTCAGAACAAAGACGTATGGCTGTAGAGTATTATTACGGTAATTCATTGGGTAATGAGGTTGAAGGGCGTTCTCAAGTGGTGTCCCATGATGTATTTGAAGTAGTTGAATGGGCCATGCCACATATTATGAAAGTATTTACAGGCAGTGACCGCATAGCAGAATTTGAAGCAACTGGCCCAGAAGATGAAGAAGAAGCAGAACAAGCTACAGACTATGTAAATTATATATTTGAGAAAAGAAATAACGGGTTTAGCATTATACACGATATGGCGAAGGATGCCCTGTTAGAGAAGACTGGAGTTTCAAAGATATGGTGGGATGACACACCTAAGATCGAAAGAGAGGAATACAGTGGCCTTGATGATTTTGCGTTTGCTAAACTGGTTAGTGATGAAGAAATTGAAGTGGTGGAGCATACCGAAACTGGAAAAGAAGTTATCGGGCAAGGGCAAATGCAAGGACAAATGCAAGGACAAATGCCACAAATGATGCGTTTCCACGATGTGGTTGTAGAACGTATAAAAGAGAACGGAAGAGTAAGAGTTGAAGTAATCCCCCCAGAAGAATTATTAGTTTCCAAAAGAGCAAAGAGTTTAGATGATGCAGATTTTGTTGGGCATAGAGTGAGTCTGACAATTTCTGAAGTTAAAGACATGTTCCCTGATGTTTCAGATGATGAATTAGATGAGATGGCAGGGGAAGACGATCAGGAATGGAATGATGAATCCAACGCAAGACATAATTTTGATGACTCGTATACCAGTAGAGATAGTGCCTTTAATAACACACATTCAGGGAGAAAGATTTGGATAACAGAAGGCTATATGAATGTGGATTGGGATGGTGACGGACACGCAGAGCTACGTAAGATAACGAAGGCTGGAAATAAAATATTGGAGAATATCCCAATAGAAGAGAAGCCCTTTGCCTCTATTTGCCCCATTCCAGTTCCACATAAATATTACGGGTTGTCGTTGTCAGATAAGGTAGTGGACATACAGATTGTAAAATCAACAATCATTAGAAACATTCTTGACAATATTTATAATTTGAATAACGGGCGTTTTACGATGCTCGAAGGTCAGGCTAACCTTGATGACTTGCTAACAAGTAGACCCGGTGGTGTGATTAGAGTCAAGACTCCTAATGCGGTAACACGCTTAGACACTCCACCTTTGCCTAACGGTAGTTTTGAGTTGTTGAATTATGTAGACCAGATCAGAGATGGTCGCACAGGTGTTTCAAAGTTCAGAACAGGGATAGACCCAGATGTGTTGAATAATGCTAAAGCAGGCCCAGCAAATGCACAAATGGATGCTGCTAATGCTCGATTAGAACTGATGGTTCGTATTTTTTCTGAAACTGGCATTAAAGATATGTTTAAGAAGATGTACGGTTTGATCCTTAAAAATCAGGATCGTGCAGAAATGATTAAACTAAGAAATAAATGGGTGCAGATAGATCCAACACAATGGAAGGGCAACACAAATGTATCGGTTAATGTCGGCCTTGGGCACGGTAACAGGGATCAAGCAATCAACCATATGGCGTTATTGGCTCAAAATTATGTCGCTATACGACAAGATCCAGAATTTAGGCACATGGTTAGTCCAAAGAATGTCTACAATATGGTCGGGGAAGCGTTAAAGTCAATGGGTTATAAAAACTTTGATCGCTTCATAAGCAACCCTGACACGACACAACCTCAACCACCTCCACCTGATCCAAAAGCTGAAGCCGATAAGATGAAAGCACAGATCGAAATGCAGAAGATGCAGATGGAAGGTCAGAAGATGCAAGCAGAAATGCAGATGGACAAGGAGAAACAAGGTTTGGAACAAATGCGTATGCAGGTTGATATGTCTAAAGATCAGCAAAAGAACCAAATCGAAGTGGCTAAATTACAATCGCAATTACAAGCAGAACGTGAGCAAAACCAGATTGAAATGCAAAAGTCACAAGTTGAAATTGAAAAGGTTCGTTTTGAGAAAGAGAAGTTAATGGCTGAAATGCAAATGGAAGCTGCTGAACACGCATTAAAGATTGAGGAACTGGAAGTTGAAAGGGAACAAGCAAGGTCGGTCAAGATTGGTGATTAAGCGAGTTAAAACTAAGTCTGGTGCCAACGCTGTCGCTAAACAGTTCGGTGAAGACAAGGAATTTAGAACTCGTATTGTACCAAATAAGAAGAAAGACTACACTATACCTTCATGGGAATAAATGGGACTACTTGATGTATCAAGACAGGCAGAGCAGGCACAGTTAGCAAGGGATGCCAGTAGATCAAGGCACGGTATATTAAACGATGACCAACCACTTCAAAGAGCCATGCGTGGTGGGAGTATGTACGGTAGCTTAATGCAAGACCCTGCTGATAAAGCAAGGATGGATCGTCAGATGTTAGAAAGCACACTAGCTATGATGCCTATGGCTGGGATGACTACATACCACGGTTCACCGCATATATTTAACAAGTTTAGAATGGATAAGATTGGGACAGGCGAAGGGGCACAGGCGTATGGGCATGGGTTGTATTTTGCGGAGAATCCTAATGTTGCTCAAGGGTATAAGGAGCGTTTATCTAGGCAGGGGGGTCTATTAGCGAAAGCACCTAGATATACGGTGGAAGGAAAAACTGACGGGTATATGGATGATGTTATACACGAAATACAAACAGCCCATAAAGGTGATATAGATAAATTTATAGCAAAAACGAAGAAAGATTTTGTCTCTACCAACGACATTAATGAACTTAAAGGAAATCCTAAAAGACTAACGGCTTTATATGAAATAAGGGATGAAAATATAGATTTTGCAAGGTCATTAAAAGGGAAAAAGATTGAAGAAATCGGCAACCTCTACAAAGTTGATCTCCCTGATGACCAAATAAAAAATATGCTTGATTGGGATAAGCCTTTGAGTGAACAAGGAAAGCACATACAAAATTTAGTCAAGTCTGAACACCCAGAACAATGGAACTTGGGTATAAAGATGGATAAAATTCGTAATAATCTTAAAGAAATGGCAGATAAATATGGAAAATCAGGAGAATCTTATAAGGAAGCTATAGGCCATGCCCCAAAGAAAGTCCAGAAAGAATACCAGAATTTACTCAATGAGTTTCGGCAAGCAGAGTTATCTATGCGTGAGGTAAAAATTCGCACACCACAGATGCCAAGTTCTGGGGAGAGTATATATCATTCTATTGGGGCTAAACTTGGGAACCCAAATCAAAGTATGGGTGGGTTCTTAGATGCCCCCGGAGCGTCTGAATTTTTAAAATCTAAAGGCATCCCCGGTATTAAATATTTAGATCAAGGTTCTAGGGGTGCAGGACAAGGAACAAGCAACTTTGTTGTGTTTGATGAAAACATCCCAAAAATATTGGAGCGTAACCAACAGCCAATAGGTGGCTTGTTAGGTAAATAACCTTTAAATAAGGTATTATATGAATGATGATGGAGCATCGTTACATCAAGAAGTTAAGCAAGGGCGAGATGCAGAATATCTTTTAGATAACCCTGTATTCCAACAAACTTTCGATTACTTGAAAGATGCTTATTTTAAGGCGTGGGAACAAACCTCTGTAGAGGATTCCAAGTCAAGAGAAAACGTCTGGATGATGTATAAAACGCTGGATGCTGTACATGGACATATTAAAACATATGCCGATACAGGTAAACTGGCAAAAAAACAATTAGAAGATATGGGAGCATAATATGGAAAAAATGGGTAAATATCCAACTCCTAAGAACGCACATTATAAAGACAGTGGCGGTGGCAGATCAGAGTTGAGACAAAGTGTTTCAAGTTCTAGTTTTGAGAATAAAGACCAGTCAATGTCTATGTGTCAAAAAGGGCGTTCAGGTGGAGCATCTAAGAACAAAGGTATGTATCAAAAATAAGGAGTAAGTTATGAGTGGTGGTGGAAGATATAATCAGATGGTAGTACACGGGGCTTTCCAACCTCGTAAGTTGGCTTTCGAGAGAGTAACAGCAGATACAACTCTAACCCCGACAGACAGTGGAAAGGTTATTTTTCTGGGGGCGAATGGAGTTGATGTAACTCTGCCTAGCACTCCAGAAGCAGGTTTAAATTACAAGATTATTTTAGTTGAGGATTACAGCACTGCTGTGTGTACGGTTACGATTGATGGATCTGGTGAATTTTTCGCTGGCACCATCTCTTCTGCGACACATGACACTACTGTCGATTCAGCTATTTTTGATGGATCAACGCACGATGTCATTACTTTTAGTTCTACATCCGTGCAAGGTGATTATGTTGATATAATCTGTAATGGGACTATCTGGTGTGTATCAGGTATGGCTACTGTAGTTGCTGGAATTGGAGCGTCAACAAGTTAATTTTATGGTTTATCCCTTTGATTTTGAGTGAAGTTTGAAGAGAGGCTTCAAAGGTTTTGCTTTTTGCTTTTAGTAGTTGGTTAAACTTTTTGAACATCTTTTTCTAATATAACCCTCAAAAAAGGGCTTGTCAAGTAAAATCGTACATTAAGGAGAAAATAAATGGCTGAGACCAACCCAAGTGTGGGAGTCGATGTTAGTCCAGAAGTGGCTACTGTCGATGAACATCAACAGTTTAATAGTGAAACAGATGCTGCTGAAGCAATTGTAAAGAAAGGAATTTTGGATGAAGTAGAAGAAGATTATCTGCCATCCCAAGATCGTGGGCACACTCCAGAAGAACCCACGGCAGAAGAAACGCAGGAAGTACAAGAAGGAGAACAGCCAGAGGTTGACGAATCCGAGCCAGAATTAGGTGAAGAAGAGTCAGAAGAGTACGATGTTGAGGTACCAACCTACACCCTGAATGTTAAGGGTAAGCAGGTACAGGTAGACCTTGAAGAACTCAAAAATGGCTATCAAAAAGGTGCTGATTACACCCAAAAAACTCAAGGTCTTGCTGAAGAAAAAAGGGCTTTTGATGCTGAAAAAAATGCTGTGATACAAGAGCGTCAACAGTATAATCAGGCATTAACCCAGTTTCAGCAGTTGATGAATGAGCAATACCAGCAATACAACAATATTGACTGGGCACAGTTGAAAGAGGATGACCCTATTGGTTATATGACACGCAAAGAAGAAATGCGTGATATAGAGACCAGACATCAAAGGGCGGCTCAAGAACAACAGCAAGTTACTCAACAACAGCAACAGCAATATGCAAGACAGCATCAGGAACTTGTAGCAAAAGAGATGGATTTGTTGGGCGATAAAATGCCCGATTGGAAAAACCCTGATAAGAGAGCAAAGTTGAGTGAAGAGCTTAAACTATACGCTACTAATATCGGGTATACCAAGGAAGATTTGGATGGAGTCACAGACCATAGGAGCTTGTTGATATTAAACAAGGCTAGGTTATACGACAAAATTCAAAAATCAAATCCAAGGAAAATAAAGCAGGTTCCAAGAGTAGTTAAAGGTGGTAGTAAGAACACCCAAGCTCGTGATAGTAAAACAGGAAAATATAAATCTAAATTAAATTTGGCTAAACAAAGAGGTGGTCGCACTGAAGATATAGCTTCTGCTATCTTTGAATTAATGTAGTAGCCTTTTTTAAGTTCTTTAAGGAGTAAATGAAATGTCAGTAAAAGCAAACACTTTTGGTGTTGGTGCAGCAACCAACATCACGACAGCAGTGGGTGGTAGAGAAGACCTCACAGACGTCATCTATAATATCGCCCCAACGGAAACACCGTTCATGTCAAACATCGGCAGAACTAAATGTTCAGCTACAACGCATGAATGGCAGACAGATTCGTTGGCAACAGCAGCAGTTAACCAAAATCTTGAAGGTGAAGATTACGATTCAGCAGGTCTTGATGCTTCAGTTGTTACAACCAGACTTAGCAACTACACGACCATCAGTGCTAAAACACTGATTATTTCTGGTACACACGAATCTGTTTTAAAAGCAGGTAGAAAATCAGAAATAGCATATCAGGTGGCTAAGAAAGGTAAGGAGCTAAAACGAGACATTGAATTTTCTCTTTGTCAAGTGCAAGCACCTGTTGCATCCACTGGTACCACGACACGTAAAACTCGTGCCTTGGAGAGTTGGGTGAGTAGTAATGTTTCTTCAGGAACCAGTTATGCCTTGAATGGTTCTACTTATGTTATCACCGATGGAACTCAACGGGATCTAACTGAAGCGATGGCTAAATCAGCTATTCAATCAGCTTGGACTTCTGGTGGAGATCCAGAAATGATGCTTTGTGGTGCTGTTAATAAGCAAAACATCTCAAGTCAATTCAGTGGTATTGCCACGATGTATCGTGAGCAGTCAGGAACTGGGCCGGGTACGATTATCGGTGCTGCTGATATTTATGTCAGTGACTTTGGTGAGTTGAAAGTTGTGCCTTCACGATTCAGTCGAGATCGTACTATTTCAATTATTCAGAAAGATATGTGGGCTGTTGCTTACTTACGACCTTTCAAGGTTTATGACCTTGCTAAGACGGGTGACGCTGAGAAGAGATTACTCTTGTCGGAATGGACTCTCGAATCTCGTAACGAAGCAGCTAGTGCTAAAGTAGCTGATCTTAATACAAGCCTTCTGTAATCTAGAAGGTTAAACCAATATTGGGGGGTGTAACAGCCCCCCTTTATACGGAGAATCACATGAAAGAATTTACATGCGAATACAATTGGGTGATGTGGGCAATTGTTATTGTTGGGGCAGTATATCATCACCTTTTTTGAGGTTTAAACGATAATGGCAGATGTTAAAATAAGCGAAGACTGGGGCAACAACATGGTGAAAACCACAGGTTGGGTTGATACAAACACTGGTGATGTCCATATGTCTACGTTTCAAGATATTAACGAAATAGTCAAAAAGAACAGAGCGGATCGTAAGGCTTTTGCTATTGATAAAAATAGCAGTAGTGGTCGTTTTGGTGAGTTTGCTAAAGTAGCTTCTATTCCAAATGTCGTTGTTGACCAATTAATGAAAAGTGGTGTCTGGTTCGATAGGGTTGCTTTTAGAAAGTGGCTTAACGACCCAGACAACCGCCTTTTTAGAACTATAGATTGTAACTTATAAACATGGCTATTGATTCATACACAAAACTAAAAACTTCTGTTGCTTCTTGGTTGGATAGAGATGATCTGACTGATAATATTCCTGATTTTATTAGCCTCGCAGAAGACAGAATAAACAGACATATCAGGGTGCGTTCTATGGAACATAGAGCAGAAATGTCCACTGTAGCGAACCAAGAGTATTATGGTTTGCCTGATAATTACATACAGATGCGACATATTGCCGTTCAGGGTACGCCTAACAATGATTTAGAATATCTTACCCCAGAGCGTTTTGACACAGATTTAATTGGATCAGGAAAACCGAAATATTATACTTTAATTGGTAACGAACTGCGTTTAGGGCCGAAACCTGCTGGAGTTTATACCGTGGAAATGGTGTTTTATAGGAAGTTTAGCCACCTTTCGGACAGCCTCACAAGCAATAAATTATTAGAAGATCATTCAGACCTCTTGCTTTATGGGTCTTTATTAGAAGCAGAACCCTTTGTTAAAAACCCAGAGTCAGCAAAAATGTGGGGTCTTTATTTTAATCAGGCAATTGATGCAATAGCGTCTGCTGATGCAAAAGACAGACATTCTGGTGGTGCGTTAGCTATACGAAGTGACCACAGAGGTATTTAGATGGCAAGTACAACGTGGACAAGAGTTACACAAGTACAATACTGGAGTACCATTAGTAACAACTGGAATACAAATTCAGACAACTGGGATGATAACTGGACTGAATGGAGTGTTGATCTTGGTATGAGTTGGGAAAATATAAGACAAAACTGGAATACCATTAACGAAATTTGGTCTGATTAGGAGACATCATGGCATTAGAATCTGTAACAAACATAGACGATTTAAACGCATCAAATCCTGTTGTGGGTGATCCAGTTAGTGAAGGTGATGACCACATAAGGAACATAAAAACAGCACTTACTACAGACTTCCCAAACATTGGTGGAGTTATGAGTGCGACACATACCGAGCTTAATGCACTATATGGTGTAACAGCAGGTACTGTAGCAGCTTCTAAAGCGTTAGTCTTGGATAGCTCAAGCAAACTAAATACGATTAATGTTGATAACATTGACCTTGATGGCAACACTATATCAACCACCGATTCTAATGGTGATTTATTGATTGCTCCAAACGGAACAGGTGATGTTGATTTTGATGCCTGTTCTATCATGATTGATACAACCCAAGGAATTAAAGACGCAGGTGGTGACGAATATATTATCTTTACTGAATCATCAACCCCAGTTAATTATATAGGAATACATAATGCTGATTCTGCATCTGGGCCTGCTCTAGCGGCTGAAGGTTCTGATTCTAATATCAACTTAAATCTAATACCAAAAGGGTCTGGTAAAGTTGATGTTCAAGGTGGTTTTATGACTTCTGAAACGGCTACTTTAAGTGGTGCAGGAGCAATCCCAATAACGGGATCAATCGCAGAATGGACTACGACAAGTGCCGATGCAGGAACCTTGGCGGATGGAGTGGAAGGACAGCATTTGTTTATCATTCTTAAAGTAGATGGTGGTGTTGGTACACTGACCCCAAGTAACGCAGGTGGTTATACAACGATAGCTTTTAGCGATGCAGGAGATAGTGTGCATCTGCTTTTTACAAATGGTAACTGGTACATAGTCGGTCAAGGTGGACTCACAACTGGGCCATTATCCGCATAAAATAGGAGAATAAAAAATGGCTTATGTAGGCCCGTTTCATAGTGAAACTGCTACTTCTGCAACATTGGATCAAGTGCTGACCAGCGTTGTGAATGTGCAAACAAGAAATTATAAAAGGCTTTTTTGTCTTGTAACTGCTTCAGTACAGGCATTTGACCAGTTTGCGGTTTATGCAAAACCACATTCTGCAAATACAGTCTATGCGACCATAGCTTCAGCTTCAGGGGATTTTACAAGTCCAACCAGCCCGATGTTAGGGGCTTCTGGTAACCTTACAGCTTTAAGTGGTGCTACTGGATGGTTTTACATGGATGTAGAAGGTATAGACACGGTAGACATAAAATTAGCTTTTGGTGCTGACAACGGTACTTATGTCATAGATGTTGGTTTACAGTAAGGAGAAATAAATGGGCTTAGAAAGTGTAACCCACCTAGATGATCTTGACGCTACAAACCCACTTGGGACTGATCCAAGGTCAGAAGGTGACGATCATATAAGAAATATCAAAAGCATGTTGTTGACTGACTTCCCCAATATTTCTGGTGTTGTCTCTTCTACGCATTCTGAACTTAATTTTGTTGATGTCACAGCAGGAGCTTTAACTGCATCAAAGGCAATTGTAGTTGACAGTTCAAGTAAGATAGACAACCTAAAAGTAGATAATTTAGATATAAATGGTAATGCTATTACATCAACAGACAGTAATGGTGATGTCACCATCACGCCTAACGGGACAGGGGATTTAATCCTAGATGGGTTGAAATGGCCTCAAGCCGATGGTTCTGCTGGTTATATACTAAAAACAAACGGTTCGGCTCAACTCAGCTGGGTAGCAAATCTTGCAGAAGACTGGGCTACTAAAACAGATGGGACAGTTGCAAGCAGTGAATACTCTTCTAAAGCGTATGCTATAGGCGGTACAGGTGTAACTGATACTTCAGGTAAGGGTGCCGCTAAAGAGTGGGCAACTAATGCAGAAGATGACACGGTAGACACATCCGAATATTCAGCAAAACATTACAGTATAAAAGCGAGTGCAAGTTCTTCATCAGCGACCACTTCAAAAAATGCAGCCGCAACATCTGCCACGGCATCGGCAAGTTCAGCCACAGCAGCCGCATCCAGTGCGAGTGCAGGTTCAACCAGTGCTACGGCAAGTGCTTCAAGTGCCACCGCAGCAGCAAGTTCAGCTACAGCAGCAGCCGCTTCAGCCGATACATTTGATGATACCTATTTAGGGGCTAAGTCAAGCGACCCAGCAACCGATAATGATGGTGACGCATTAAGTGCAGGCGATCTTTATTTTAATACTTCTGCTGATAATTTAAGAGTGTACAGTGGATCAGCATGGCAAGTTGCCGCAGTCTCAACAAGCGGTATGATTTCAGAAGTTTCTGATGACACATCACCACAGCTTGGAGCTAATTTAGATATTTTAGCGTATAACATAACTTCATCAACAACAATTATGAACCCATCAATTTCCAGTACAGGTAAAGCCCTAGTATTGGGCTTCTAGGAGAAAATTATGGCAACAGAATTACTAAAAGTGTCACACACTGCTGGCGTGACCAATTCGGAATCAGTTCTCATCAACGGAGTGAGTGGACATACTTATACCATTCTCTCTATCACATTTTGTGAGACAGCAGGAGCAGCAGAAACTTTCGATCTTTATATAGACGATGACGGAGGTGGAACGGATTATGAAATTTATTCAGACCAAGCATTAGGTGCTAATGAAACTTTTGAGCATACCTCTAAATTTGTTATAGAAGGCACAGATCATTTATGTGCGGCAACGGCTAGTTCTGCCAATGTGGATGTTGTGGTCAGTTATCTCGATCAAACATTATAATTGAAGGAATATAAATTATGAGTGGAATAGTAGGTAAAAATTTAGGTAGAGGTTCAGGTGTTGTTATAGTAACTCCAGTTGGAGCAGATGTTGTTTCAGGAGCTAATATAGCTGATGATGCTATAGATTCAGAACATTATACTGATGGTAGTATAGATAATGCCCACATAGCAGATGATGCAATTGATTCTGAACATTATGCAGCTACAAGTATAGATACAGCCCATATTGCGACAAATCAAATAGATGAAACATTGATGAAGGATGCGTTTGTTGGGGATTTTACCGATGCCACGGTAACGGCCTCAGACTATTTCCTTCATGGAGATGCTACAGATTCAGGCAATACAAAGAAGGACACGATACAGGGAATTTTAGATTTAGCTGGCGGTGGTTTAGAGTCAAGTACGGTAGCTGTTTTTTTCCAGTCAGGCGCACCAACGGATTGGACAAAATCGACTGCCAATAACGATAAAATGTTAAGAGTGGTTTCAGGAACTGGTGGTGGAACTGGTGGTACGGCTGGAATATCAAGTCCAGCCCATAGTTTGTCGGCTGGAGCGCATACATTGACTACGAGTGAAATGCCGAGTCATGGTCACTCTTACACCAAACCAAACGCACCCATTTCGTTTATGGGTAATGATGCTTATTCTGTAGTTACAGGCACTACAGGTAGCACCACGGGATCTACTGGTAGCAGTGGTTCACATAGTCATACTTTGTCTGGTTCGATAACAACGCCAGCTTACATGGATGTCATTATAGCAACTAAGGATTAATTATGAGTTTAGAAATAGAAAACACTTGTCCGTTAGGTTCAACGTGTGAGGAAGTTAAAGATGGCAAGATTCATCGTTGTGCTTGGTACACAAAGATTGTTGGTAAAAATCCACAATCGGAGGAACAGATCGAAGATTGGGCGTGTGCTATATCGTGGTTGCCAATGTTACAAGTTGAAATGAGCCAAACAAATAGAGGGCAAACACATGCTCTGGAATCTTTCAGAAACGAAACGGTTAAAGGGCAAAAGATTTTTAATACCTTGGTAGAAAAACGAAATAATCTTTTGGGGAATACAACATGAGTATAGTTACGGTAGTTACTGAAGATAAAGCTATGACCATAGATGGTGATTCTATGAATTTTGATTTAGGGTTGGATGATAACATTTGGGCAATCCAATGGGACGGATCAAAGGGTCATATTGAATATAACGATGGTTCACCTAATACTGACATTACAGAATTTCCTGAACTTGAATCACTCACAGCAAAACATGGGCAAGCAAAAATTGATGCTGAAGCAAAGGTTGTAACCGATGCTATAGCAGATGAAAAAAAGAGAGTTGATGCCATGACTTGGGAGGATAAGAGAAGAGAAGCCTACCCATCTATCGAAGATGTAACGGTAGCTCTTGCTGAAAAGGCTGAAGGTGATTCAACTATGTGGGATGCAATCTCTAAGAAAAGAGCAGATGTTAAAAAAGCTCATCCGAAGCCATAGAAAGATGACAGAAGAAATACATTCTTTAAAAGAACATATAACAGAGAAATTCAAAAACCACGAGGAAATTGAAGCTCTTAGACATAAACGTATTAATGAACTTCTTGACCATTACAACAAGGAAATAGAAGGCAACGAAGGTACAATTCGTAGAGTACACACTCGTGTTGACCAAATAGAAACAAAGATCAAGACGGTACAGGGGATAGGAACTGCTATAGCTACAGCTTTAGGGGCCGCAGCAGCTTGGATAGGAATGACTGGAAAATGAATCAGGGTCATAATTATAGTTTAAACTCAGAGGAGCTAAAAAATGGAAATATTTACAAATCAGCCTTGGTATGCGATGGCAGGCGAACTGGTACTACTGGCAAATATGCTAACTATGTTTGTGCATAAACACTGGGCTAAAGATAATGAATTTTTGGGCACTGTAATGACATTGTTAGACTGGGTTTCCTTAAATATCTTAAAGAACAAAAACGAAGAACCAAAAGGGAAATAAATGCCCATAATAAGCGACCTTGGTAAAATAGGCGTTGTTAAAGATGTGCTGCCTTATCAACTTCCACAGAACGCATTTTCAGATGGGCAGAATGTAAGGTTCTATGAAAATTCGGTAGAAAAGTTTTTAGGTCATACTAATGCTTTTAGTGGTGAAATTGAAAGCCCTATTGTCCAACCTTACTGGCTTACATCTATCAGGCAAGGCTCTGACATGTATGTTGTGTATGCAGGTCAAAAAAAGGTATACGCAACAGAAGGTTCTACACACTACGATATGACAAGATCCACAGGAGGTGACTACTCTATGAGTACATCCAAGGGGTGGACTGGTGGTGTTATGGGTGGCGTTGTATTTCTTAATAATGGTGTTGACGCACCACAGGCTTGGGTAGGGCCACCTTCCTTAACAAACAAATTAACAGATTTAGCTAACTGGCCTTCAGGTGCCTTGTGCCAATCGTTGAGATCGTTTAAGCAGTTTATGATTGCTATGGACTATACCAACGGGGCAGGCACTAATTATCCAAGGTTGATTAAATGGTCTACTGGTGCTAGTTTTAATTCTGTGCCTAGTAGTTGGGATGAAACAGATTCTACGTTAGATGCAGGTGAATATGAACTTGCAGATACACCCGGTGAAGTTGTAGACGGGGCTGAACTTAGAGATACGTTTGTTATCTACAAAGAAGACAGTATATGGGGAATGCAGTTTGTAGGGCCGCCATTTGTATTTAGATTTTACAAGATTAGTGAAACGACAGGTGCTTTGTCAAGACGCTGTATGGCAGAAATAAATAATGGTCATTTTGTTTTTGGTATTAATGATTGTTTTATTAATGATGGACAGAACTTAACCAGTGTGTTAGATCAGCGTATGCGTAGAGAAGTATTCAACAATCTAAACACATCAAATTTTGACAAATGTTTTGTTGTTCCTTATTTTCAAAGATCAGAAATATGGGCTTGCTACCCAGACAGAACTGCCGATTATGCTAACAAAGCAGTCGTATGGAACTGGAAAGACAATAGTATCGGCCTAAGAGACTTGCCAAACGTGGCGTATATTCATGCAGGGGCTGTGCCTACTACAATGGGTGGTGGTGATAGTACCACTTGGACTGGTGGTTCTACTTGGGATAATTCACTTGGACAATGGGACGAAATCACTACATTTGACATAACAGAAACAAAATTATTAATGGCATCACCCGGCCCTCTTGGTGGTAGCGGTGAATTGTATTTAGCTGATTCTGGGAACAAAGAAGATGCAGACAATATGACTTCTAATGTTGTTAGAGAATCTTTATTTTTTGACAGCATGGATACGCTTAAATTCTGCCGTGGGGTAAGGCTAAGTATGGACGGTGGCCCAGTCAATGTTTATGTAGGTAAACAAATGAGTCCAAGCGAAACGACAACTTGGGAAGGCCCGTTTCCTTTTGATCCGTCAACTGATTACAAAATAGATTGTAGAGTGACAGGAAGATTATTAGGATTTAAGGTTGAGTCAACGACTGATGTTGCTTGGCGTTTAAATAGTTATGATATGGATGTGGTGCCTGCTGGGAGAAACTAATGGTTGATTATACTAAATTCAGCCATATTAAGTACAGGCAGTACGAACCTCCTGATGAATACAGGCGTAACTATTTTATAGATGAATTTAACAAGATATCGTTTTCGATAGACCTGCTGTCAGATGAATATTTCCCTAAAAGGAATGTAAGCCCTGTAAAGACAACAACATATACAGCCTCAATATTTGATGACGTTGTATTGTGTAACGGTACTTTTTCAGTAAATTTGTATGACGCAGGTGGGCAGACAGACGAAGTTGGTAACAAGATAAATGCAGGTAGACGGCTGGTTATAAAAAATATTGGTACTGGGACTGTCACAATAGATGGTAATAGTACGCAGACTATAGATGGGGCAACTACGAAGGAATTATCCAGTCAATATGATGTAGTAGAAATTGTATCAGATGGGGCTAATTGGCATATTATATTTGGCGGTGAATCCACAACACTAGGAACAAGCATCCACTCAACAACTGGGAAAGCATTGGTTTTAGGGTTTTAAGCAGATATATATGGTAAAATCAGTAGAGGATGTTGCTTTAATGGGGATACGCCAAGATATGGTTCAGTCCATATGGGAACAGGCTAAACCTCACTTAGAAAAAGCATTGGAGCATAGCGATGGTGAGTTTAAAATTGACGATGTTCTTCAATTCTTACTTAATAGAGCCATGCAGTTATGGGTGCTGTATGATATTTCTACTCACGATGTAGTGATGGCAGGTTGTACGGAAATCATTATACACCCAAGTAAGAAGATTTGCAGAGTAGTTCTCATGGGTGGCTTAAGTATGGATTTATGGCAGGCACAGACACCCGTGTTTGAAGATTGGGCAAGAGAACAGGGCTGTACGCAGATGGAAACATTGGCAAGAAGAGGTTTAGCAAAAAAATTAGCTGAACTTGATTATAAACAAGTTTACCAAGTTTGTAGGAAAAACATATAATGGCTTATTATTTTAAACCACTAGAATACAACCCTTTTCAATACGAACAGGGTGGAGAAAGACCTACTTATAGACCCGAGGAGGGTAATTGGGGTGGCGGTCAGACTGGCCCACAGTGGGATGAGTCACAGCAGAATTTGCGACAAGGACAATTTCAAGATTACTCTGGTCAACAATTTCAAAGTTTATTTGATGCTGTAAATAATTTCGGTATAAACCCGATGGTAACTGGTGAAAAATTTCAAGGCACTCCACAATATTCTCCATACGAAGGAACAAGGGCTAGCTTTACAACTGCTGGGCCACAGCAACAAGTAAGTTCAGGGGGTCAAGGAGGAGGAACTAAGTGGGTTCCGGGGCCATCTATTTTTAATGAGCAAGGGTACTACGATGCACGATTGGGTAGTATTGATGATTACCTTAGTAGGATTGGTTCATTTTTTGGTAACTTAGGGCCACAACAATCACAATCAGTACAACAGATATTAGCCAACGCACCGGGTCAAGGCCCAATGCCAACAATGCCATCTGTAGGAAGTAACTTAAATATTGGTGGTGGTGGCGGTATACACACTAATAATCCATTTCCATCATACGGTGTTAAATCAGGTGGATGGGGAACAGCACCAACTAGCCTATTCGGAGCAGGAGCAGGAAATGCAAACAATCCTTAGTAAAAAAGCATACACATATTATCTAATCACAGGTCAACTCCCACCGATGGGTGGAGGAAAAGGCGGTAGTTCAGGTGGTGGTGGTTCCACACAAACCATACAAAAAGCTGATCCGTGGGAAGGACAACAACCATTCCTAAAAACTGGCTTTGAAGCAGCAGAAAATAGATATAATTCAGGTCAACCTAATTTTTATCCCGGTAACACGATTGCTCCTTTTAATCAGAATGAGACTGCGTTTCAACAAGGAGTTATAGATTATACGACAGGAGCAAGACCTGCCAATATGAGTTTTGGTGCAGAAAGTGCGTTGACTGGAGAGATGCTTGCTAACCCTTATACGAACCCGATATTTAATGCAACTAGAGGCTTGGGCGATTTTGGTCAAGGAGCGTTACAAACTTCAGCAGGCTTTACTGGGGCACCTATATTAGACGAAGCAAACGCAAGTCCATTGATGCAGCAGATGTTGTCAGGCAGTGTTCAACAGAATCCATTTATAGATCAAGCAATAAATAGTTTTACTAGTGATGCAGTAGGTAATTTTCAAGAGCAGGTCATGCCTGCGTTAAGAGCCAGTCAAATAGCATATCAACCGGGCGGTAGTTCAAGAGGTGATATAGCAGGAGGTATTGCAGCAGGAAATGTCGGTAGATCAATTGCTGATTTTGCAAATCAATCTCGTATGGATGCTTTTAATTCTGCACAGCAACAGCAGATGGGTGCGGCTCAATTAATGGAGCAATCCAGAGGCCAAAGGTCACAAGAAGCGTTAGCCCAAGCAAGTGGTGCATTCCAACCAGCATTACTTGGAGAATCCTTAATTTCTAGTAAGTTAGGGGCTGGACTAGGAGCTTACCCAACAGTAGCACAGGCACCTATTGATATGATGACAAGTCTTGGTGATGTGGGTTATGGACAACGAGAAATGACACAGCAACAACTGGATGAAAATGTCAATAGATACCAGTTCGATCAGAACGTAGAAGATCAGAAATTACAGAATTACATGAACCTGATTCAAGGTAACTACGGTGGAACGACAACTGCTTCAGCAGAACGTGGTGGACTTGGATTAGCAGGCCAATTGGGTCAAGGTGTAGGTGGTCTTGCCGCTCTTGGTGGATTAATGGGGCTATAATATGAGTTTTGGTGTAAAATCTCGTAGAGAAAGAGAACAAGAACAACGCAAAAGAATGGCTAGAGGTAGACGAAATCTAAGCCAGCTAGTTGGGACTCAAGGTCAAGGTCAAAGAACACCTATGAACCGTGGTTCTGGTTACGTTAATACCGTACAAGCTCCTAAATTTCCGCAGTCAAATGTTGGTGACGATATAACCCAAGCAGGTCTTGCGTTTAAAGGTGGCAAGGGCATACACGATTTTGCAACAGGGACTGAAGGTGGTTATAACAAAGCAGGTGTATGGGTAGAAGGAAAAGAACCTTGGAGTCTTGGTGATAAGACTATATCAGAAAGAATAAGCCAGTATGGAACAGATGTTAGTGATAGATTTTCAAATGCACCAAGAGATTTAGGCAATTTATTTAACCCACAGCCAAGCCCGTCAGAATTAGCACAATTAGAAAAAGCTAATGTTGGTTTTGGTGGAGATCCTATAATACCTCCTTCACAAGCCAACCTAAACGAAGGAATGCGGCTGACCAATATGATGAATAACCCAACAACTCCTTCACAGTTAGGGAAGGGAGCTTGGAAACCAGTCGAAAATAATCCGTATCTCCCAACTGGGGCAAGTAATCAACTTACTGATCCTATGTTAGCGGCTCAAAATGCCACTAAAGCAGGGCAGATGTCACAATTAACAGCACCGGGTAGTTTTGGTGGTGGTGGCATGGGAGCTAGTAGTAATTTGCTTAGTGGTGCAGGTGCAGGAAGTGGTTTGCAAGGACTTGGGCATCTTGGTAGTTTTGGTGGTGGGGCAGAAGGTATACAGGGTCTTGGACATCTCAGCTTGACAGGTACAGGCGGTTTTGAAGGCGGTTTTGGTGGTGGCAGTGCCCCATTTGGGTCTTCACTTAATGCAGGTGGCACGCCTACTGGAAGTATCCAAGCAGGTTCAAGCACTGCTGATGCAGCATCAGGATTACAAGGTGGCGGTGGACAACCTTGGTTGGCATACGCAAATATAGGTAAAGATTTAATAATGGGTGGGCCGGGAAGTGAAAAGATAACAGGTAGTACAGCAGGTGATGCTGCAATAAGAGCCGCAGCCGCTTACTTTACATTCGGCTTAAGTGAAATACCTTACGCATTTATTTAATTGGAAGTGATAATATGAACCCTGAATTAAAAGAAAAAATAGACAGAATACAGAGTTTAAACGTCAGTAAAGAACAAAAAATGGCTCTGTTTGGAAGACTCATGGAAGGTGAGAAGGCGAAGTACCCACCTGCTCCACCAACACAACCCGGACTGATTAATCAACCTAACGAAATATCAATTAAAGAACATTTAGCATCAAACCCAACTGGCGGTGTTGCACAGTATTTGGATACTAAAGATCAGCGTGTACTTGGGCAGGGCGTTGGGGGTGGGGCTAGACCTAACTTTTCCAGACCCCCACCATTACAACAAGATCAAAGATTTATTGACAATGTAAACGCTATGCCTAAAAATCCACCTCCAATGGTGGCAGTACCTCCTGCGTCAAACTTCCCAAGAGAAAATGTTGTGCCACGAGTTGCAAGCCCAAATGATAATCCATTTACAGGAGGATTGACTCAAAATGGTATGCCGTTAAATGAAATGACTGGGAGAGTAATACCGGGCGGTGAATATCCAATACCAAGTTCACCACAACAACCAATTACGAATCAATTGCCGCCCAGTCCTATGCCTCGTGGTGCAGGTGTCGATCAAGCTATAATGGCTAATAGGCAACAACAGCAACAACAACAGCAGCAAAGACCTAATACAAACATATTTGGTATGCCGCAAGGTGGAGATCAGGGCAGGTTTGGTATGTCTGGATTTTTTGGTAGGTTATTTAATGACCCTAATAGAATGGCTATGCTATCAAGTGGATTAACAGCACTAGATCCAAATAGCTATTACGACAAAGAAGGATTCAGTAGCCCTTGGACTGGATTAAGAGCAGGATTGGGTGCAGGCGTAAAAGGATATAAGAGTGTTACAGATAGAAGGAAAGCAGAAGCTGAAACAGCGAAGTTAAAAGCTGAAGCAGGTGACACAATGAAAGGTCAACCTTCATCTTACAAAGAATTTACAGTTGCAAAAAAACAGGGGTATGAAGGTAATTACACAGATTTTTTAAGAGAAATGAATAGGCTGAAAGCAGGGACTGAATCACCAATGGCAGGTGCCCTAAAAAAAGGGTATGAGCATACCATGAGGCAACTCCCAGATATGCAAATTGAAGCTGAACAGGATGTCTTGGGTTTGAGAAACCTTTATGAATCTAAGAAATTCCTAGACGAAGGAATAATATCAGGTGCATTTGCAAACCCAATAGCAGGGTTCCATATGATGCTTAAATCTAGGTTTGGTATAAATACTGGTTCAGAGGCTGAAAACACAGTGGCTTTTGCTGCTTCAATGGGTAATCAGGTTGGTCAGATTATTAAACAATTTGGTGCAGGTACTGGGTTGTCTGATGCTGATAGAGAGTACGCAGAAAAGATTGTAGGTGGAGATCCGGGATCACTTACCGAAGCATCAATAAGAGAGCTTATGCGTATCCAAGAAAAAATGTATCGGCATAAAATTAAAAACTACCAGAGAAAAAGTAGCCCATTTATTAAAGCACTTAAAGAGGCAGGTGGTCAGGGTCTTGATTATAGCATTAGCACTGAAGGTTTGGATTTGGAGTCTACCACCGACTGGGGTAAAAAAGTTGGTAAGTATTATGACCCAAGACGAGCCGCTATGGGTAATTATTATTACAAAAGAGATGCTGATGGAAAGATTACGGACAAAAAGAAATACAGAACCCCACAGAATAATCCTAGTGGTGTGGGGAAAGCAGTTTTGACACCGTTGAACGAAAAAGATCGAGACAGGCTGAAATATTTGGAGGAAAAATTTGGTAATGATTAAATCAAATGACTGAAAGAGAAGAATACGAAATATTAAAGGAACGGTCAGAAAGGGAAGAACTAGCCACTCTCCAAGCTAGGGCAGGAGGTGGTGATACCATGCCTACAGAACCAAGTTCTATGTCTGCACAAGATGTTATGGGTGGTGCTGTCAAGAATTTTGGTAGAAGTGCTAGGCAATATGGTACTGACATATACACAGCAGTTTCAGAACCTATCAACACCGCCAAATCAATTTATGAATTAGGTAAGGGTGTAGTCCAACTAGCTATCCCAGAAGAACAAGGCAACGAGGAATTAGCCAGAGGAGTAGGTAGGTTCTTTGCTGAAAGATACGGTGGCCTTGAAAATATAAAACGAACAATTGCAAAAGATCCTGTAGGTGCTTTGGGTGATGTGTCCATGTTGTTAAGTGGTGGTGGTACATTGGCAGCAAAGATACCGGGGCTTACAAAAGCAGGGCAGGTGGTAGCTAAATTTGGTTCTAGTATAGATCCGTTGTCTTTAGCAGGTAAAAGTATCGCAGGCACAGCACAAGGAATAGGTAACTTATCAGCCGATGTTGTTGGTGGAGTTTTATCTGGTTCGGGTTCAACCCCGTTAAAAACTGCTTTTAGAGAGGGACTGGAAGGTGGCGATACGGTAGCAAAAAGTATGCGTGGCACAGCAGTAGAAGCAGAAGAAGTTGTAAGAAAAGCCCACGATCAGATGAAGAAAATGGCAAAAGAAAGAATAGATCATTATAGGGCTAATAAAGAACAATGGAGTGGTTTAACAAATAAAATAGATTTTGATGGGGTTCGTAAGCATTGGCGTGAACTAATGAGAACTACTCAAGATCGTGGCGTTTCACTCGTAAGAAATTCAACAGACAGGGCTAAGATGAAAAGGATGTATCAAGTCTTAGAGGACTGGGCTAAAAGACCCAATATGCACGATGCGTTAGGATTTGATTCTTTAAAAAAAGCATTGGACTCTATAGACATAAACCCTGCAAAACACAAACACGCAAATCGACTACGCACATCCATGAACAAACACATAAGAGATCAAATTAAGTTAAATGTGCCAGAGTATGCTAAAGCGATGGATGACTACGCAGGAGCGATTAGATTAGAAAAGGAACTTGAAAAAACACTTTCTTTGGGGGGTGATGTCCCAGTAGATACAACTTTAAGAAAACTCCAATCTGCCATGAGAGATAATGTCAATGCAGGCTTAGGGCATAGAGAAAAACTACTCAAGACACTAGATGAAAGTGGTGAAATATTTGATACGCTTGCAGGCCAAGCACTTAATCCAAAAACACCAAGAGGTATAGCTAGAATGGGGGCAGGTTTTGCAGGTCTTGGGATGCAAGGAGCATCTGGTTTTAATCCTGCAATTGCAGGTGTCATGGGTGCCCAGTCACCAAGACTTACAGGAGAGATAGCAAGAGGTCTGGGTAAAGTTGGCTATATCCCAAGGAAAATATATAAAGGCGGTGAGGCATTAGGAAGGAAGTTAGGGTTAAAAGATGGTATTCCATACAAACAAGCAAGTCGTACCTTGTTCCAAACAGGAAGAATCAAAGACCTTGAAGATGAACTAAAAGAATTAAAAAGTCTACTCAACAAATGAACGAGCTACCACCATTCTGGGATTACATGAGTGATGAGGACAGGGGTATGTGGGCTAACCCACACTTACGCCAGCCATTGACTCAAAAGTATAATGACCCAAGAATAATTGAGATGCTTGACAGGCAAAGATTGATGGCAAGTTTTCCAAGAGGTGGTATGCTGGAAACTGACATGCCCCAACCACAGCCATTAGGTAATGATATGCAATACGCATTTCCAAGAGATCAAGGCTTACTAAGTTATGGCACAGACCCTAACGAAGCATCTGGTTGGGTTGATGAATCTGGCAGATACAATGCCCCTATGGATTATCCAGAACACGCACCAAACACACCAGAACATAAACAAACATATAACTTTTTACGATTTAACGATTTTGGTGGGGGGATATAATGGCAGGTTTGCTAAACGATGTTTCTATGATGGGATTAAAAGGTTCTAGGAATGTTGACACAACAAAAAGAACGGTTTATAACAACAACCCGATGGCTGTTAGTTTAAGAAATTCTAGTGGTAATGTTATTCCATATAATGGGTTACTTGGGGTGCAGGGGGAATATGAAAAGTCACTTACAGATACGATGGGTCAATATATAGATCCAGCACATGGCTTGAGGGCAGGCATAAGAAACCTGAGAATACAAGCCAAGAATCTTGGTGATGAAAAATCCTTGTACGATTTAATAGCACGATGGCATGGGAAAAATCAAGGGGAACAGAAGACCGCTGATTATGCAAGTATGATAGCAAAATCTATGGGAGATTCCAGAAACCCAAAAGATATAAAGATAGGGGATATTGATTTTAATGATAGTGCTGTAAAAAGTAAAATAATTAATCCAATAATTAGTTGGGAAGGTGGGGGTGCTAGTCTTCCACAACATATAATTGACATGGCTATAGACATGGAACAGCCAAAGCAAGAGCAACGCCCCCAAATGCAACCACAAGTAGGTCTACCACCACAATTTGCTATGGAAGGTTTTGGAACTCCACCACCACTAAAATTAGGTGAACCAACAGGTGAATACACCCCAGAAGGAAGACCATTGTTTTTGAATAATCAAGGTGGTAAATCTTCTGAATATTCGGTTGGCGTTACAGACCCAAGAATAAATAACAAGGCGTTAACACACATCCCAAGTATATATGATGGTAGTATTTTAAACCAAAAAGATGCTATACAGGAAGTTGTGGATGCTGGTGGTTACGACAGATTAACTGGAAGATATATAGAACCCGGTGGAGATCCAAATGCTAGGTCTATGTCTCTTGGAAACATTCCACACCATATTGGTGGGGCAACGACAGATACGAGTAGATACCGACAACAAAGACTTCCATCATTACAGGAAGCGGCAGAGACAGCACAGGTACAGCCAGCCTTAGATCCTTTTCCTTGGCTAAGAGAAACTCACGACAGAAGATCAAAAGTAGGGATGTACCCAGAAAAGAAAAAGTTTAAGTCAAGAAGCATGTATCCGCAACCTAAAAACTTTTAGAAAGGGGTTGACAATCTCTTAGTGTGGGTGTAAATTAACCATACTATGAACTACACACTTGAGTATCACAACAATAATACTATCTGCATAACTAGCCTAGTTCATGGTCTGGGCTTTGATGTTATGTCTAAAGGGGTACGGGCTTTCTCAAGTGGGCTTGTACCTCTTTTTTTATTTAAATTCGCTACAGGCAGGGTGGCTTCTTTGTGGCGGTTCTGGGGGTACCGACCTGCTAACCCCCGTTTTTTTAAGGAGATAAAATGACTATATCGGTAGAACAATTAGAATTTAAAAAAGGAAAGA